AAAAGAGTTACGAAAAGAAACTAAATGAAGTCTATGGAAATGATTATTATATCATCAGGGGCATGGATGATTTCTTCGATTTGTTTGATAATGTAATTTATCCAGCTTATTCTGTTCGATGACTTCGTGATATGGTTTGATGAGTTTGTAAGTAATAATTAAAAGATATGAAGAAGAAAAAACTAATAGCCGAAATAGAAAGGCTAAACAAAATATTATCAGAACAAAGAAATGAAATAAGAACTTTATTATCAGATGGTAAAGAGTTCGATAAGCAAATGATTCAATTTAAATATAAAGTTGAAGATGATATTGATAGAGCTATTTGGGCTGGTAACTCGGATGGTATAGTAACCACTATCTAGAATCATTCTAAACTAGCCACCACAGTAGAACGTATTGAATTAAGCAGTATATTTGTAAAAACAAAACATAAATAATATGAAAACAAAAGACGTCAGCTATCGAATAGCTTACAAATCAGATCACCTCGGAGTAATTGACTTAGAGGAAATGTTAGAGAATGGTCAATCTCTAATCGTTACAATCAACGAAGTATGGCACGAACAAGGAGCTGTAGTTGCTGGTAGTAAAGGTAACTTTAATATAGCCTACTTTGCTGAATCAATCAAGCCATTAGTACTTAACGCAACCAATGCCGCAACAATTAGACGATTGTGCAACGGTGGTGCAAATTTGAACACATGGAAGATGCCCGTAACAGTTGAACTGTATATTGATGCAACAGTTAAGATGAAAGGACAAATAGTTGGAGGTGTTCGAGTTCGTAAGGCATTGAACGTAGCACCACAATTAGACGCTACAACAGCATTAAATGTATTAAGTGGAGCAATTAGCTTAGAAGATTTAAAAGAGCGTTACATGAGCTTATCTAAAGCCGAGCAAGGTTTGAGTGTTGTAGTAGCAAAGAAAGATGAAATGAAAACTTTATTATCATGACACCACAAGAGAAAGCAAAAAAGCTATTTGACTATCATTATTTCTTCATGCGTAATGACCAAGAAAGAAGATATTTGTCAATACAATGTGCATTAATAACAGTAAATGAAGTTATAGATGAAATTAAAGATTATAAGGTTTCATTAAATCCTACTAATTATGAAAACTATAAGCATTTTAATGATGATATATTAGATTTTAAAGAAGGTATAGCAAATAGATTAAATTGGTGGTGGGCAGTTAAACAAGAATTAGAAAAATTATTATCATGATAACAAGAAAAGATATTATACAAGGCACTCCTGAATGGCACGAGGTCAGATGGGCTAAAGTTGGCGGTACACGATCAAAAGGATTGTTCACTAAAGGTGATACACTATACCTTGAGATGTTAGCTGAATATACCGAGCAATATGTACACGAAGAAAGTTACCAATCAGCTGCGATGGAACGAGGTAATGAGTTAGAGCCTGAAGCAATATTTGAGATGATGCAGTACACTGGTGTTAACGTTCAATCAGTTGGCTGGTTACAATCAGTTGAATGTCCTATCTTAGGTATATCACCTGATGCGATTAGTGAAGATGAAACGATATGTTTCGAGGTCAAGTGTCCTAGCGCAAAGAAGCATGTTGAAAACTGTCTTAGTGCGGATATTCCGCTTGACTATGTACATCAATGTGTACATTATTTTACAGTTAATCCTAAACTATCGACTTTGTACTTTGGATCATATCGACCTGAGGCTCTAAAACCTTTGAAAGTTTGGTCGATTAATAGAGAAAGTTTGATTAACTTAGGCACGAATGCAAAGCCAGTATTAAAGTCAGTACAGGAATGGAGTGAGATTGCGTTAAAAGAAGCGCATGAGTTAAATATACAAATGAATAAAGGAGTTGAATTATTAAGTTTTTAATTATGGAAGTATCAGGAAAGATTAAATTAGTAAACGCCACAGAAGAAGTAGGCGCAAAAGGGTTTAAAAAGCGTCTTGTAGTTGTTGAAACACAAGAAACTTACCCACAGTTAATACCAATTGAGTTTGTACAAGACAAGTGCAGCTTATTGGATGGGTTACAAATCGGTCAAGATGTAACGGTTCACATCAACCTTAGAGGTTCAGAGTACAATGGGCGTTACTATGTTCAGTTGCAAGGTTGGAAGATAGATGCAACTATTAATCCTGTAAGTAATATGCAGCCACCGTTACCAAGTGTAACACCTGAAGAAGAAAAAGATGACCTTCTCCCCTTCTGAGATAATCCTAACATTCAGCTATTAATTAGCACATTTAACCTAGAAGCCCCTCCATTGTGAGGGGTTTTTTTTAGTAATAAAGTTTGGTATCATTTCAACTTTATTACTGTTTTATTACTGCTTTTTTCTGAGTGTTTACGGGGTACTAAACCGATTTAGTAAAAAAGTAAGAAAAAAAAGCCCAGTCATTATAGATATATTATAATTATACGGTAAAACTTTTTTTATTTTTCAAGGGCAAATATTTTATTACTTTTTTACTATTCCTCTACAAGCCATATAAACGTTGACTTTTTACAGTAATAAAGTGAGTAATAAAGTATTTTTAACTTTTTACTTTTTTACTGCTTGTTTATTAAAAAAGTATTTGTATATTTGCAATGTTGAGTAGACGCAACAGAAGAAGTTATTGAAAACCCTTCGAAGCGGCGGATCGTCTACTCCAAAGTTTTGAGGGGTTTTTTCATTTAAATTAATTTTATGACACCAGTAAACAACAAAAGTTTAATCGCATTCTTATTCGATCAAATGAATAAGTTAGATGAAAACAAAATCACAGTTGAAGATGCTAAAGCACAAGCAAATTTAGCAAAGCAAGTAAACAACGCTATGAAGTATGAATTAGATTTAGTTAAAACTAAAATGGAATTGACTGAGTTTAATAAATCTAATCCTGAAAAGATTGAGTTAAGAAATGTTGAATCTAAAAACTTTGACTGATGACTTATGAAGTAACTCAAAAGGACTATGTTTTTTATTTAGTCGATAAAAAGAAAAGTTCAGGATTAACCAAGCAAGAACTTGAATCTTTAAGTAATTTTGGAATAGTTAAACAATACATTGAAAATGAAGTAATGGTTTCGGATTCTAAAACTTATGAATGTTTAATTATTGGATGCCACCATTGTTTAGTTAAAGAGTCAAGTATTCATTTAGACTTTAAAAAATATAATAAGCAGTATAAAAAGTTTATAAAAGATAATCCTAAATACGAAACACAAGCAACTGAATTGTATAATGCTAATATGAATATTTACGCTAGGTTTTATAATTGCTCAGTACAAAGTTTGTTTAGTGACTATTCAAAAACTAATGGGTTAATTAAAAAAATACAAAAATTATGACAGACGATATATTTTGGTCAACTGCTGAGAATGGAAGGGTAACACTTAACAACTTCCTTTTTAAGTCATGGCTTGAACGCAACTCTTTTTTTAAGAATTACCCTAACCAAAGAAGTGATTACAACTTCATAAAGAAAGAGGGTATATTTTTAGAGATTAAAGAAGATGTACAGATTAAAGATTTTGTACTGGATTACATTCTAAAGAGTAACTTTGATGAAAAGGTATTCAATATGATAAGCTCCAGAACTTCAATTTTTAAGCGTGACTTTCTTTCGTTAATCAATACTGAAGAAATCAAAGTACTGAGAGATACTAAAGATAAATGCTATCTATTCTTTCAAAATGGTATTGCTGAAGTAACACCAAGTGAAACGGTATTAAGGAGCTATGCAGAATACAATGTTAACGTTTGGAAAGACCAAGTTATTAAACGTGACTATACACAATCAGACCACCACGATAGTGAATACCGTAAATTTATTTGGAAGATAAGCGGTGAAGATGTGGAACGTTACAATTCATTTCAGAGTGCTATTGGTTATTTGCTTCATAGTTACAACACTTCTCCAATCAGTAGGGCTATAATATTAAACGATGAGCTTATTAGTGACGATCCAAACGGACGAAGTGGTAAAGGTTTATTTTGGAATGCTATAAGCCATCTAAAGAAAGTTACTTCAATTAATGGTAAAGGGTTTAGTTTCAACTCACAATTCCCATACCAATCAGTTCAAACGGATTGCCAGCTATTAGTGTTTGATGATGTTAATAAGGGTTTTCAATTCGATAAACTATTTAGTGTAATTACTGAGGGTATTGATATAACCTATAAAGGTGAAAATACTATTAAGTTAGCTATAAGTGAAAGCCCAAAAATATTGATAACAACTAACTATACTTTGAAGGGTTCGGGAGGTTCACACGATGCTCGTAAGTTTGAGCTAGAACTAAGTACATTTTTTAACTCATTACATACACCTATTGACTTCTTTGGTCATAGATTATTTGATGATTGGAATGAGTTGGAGTGGGCTAGGTTTGACAGCTACATGATGGAATGTATTAAGAAGTATCTTAAAAGCGGTCTAGTACCTTATAAAGCTATTAGTTTACCATTTAAGAAGCTAAAGTTAGAAATAAGTAACCAGTTGTTTGAATGTATTGAAATGATAACTAAAGACGAATGGATAAACGCTGATGACTTTTACAATACTTACTTATCAAATATGCAACGAAAGTTTGATGCTAAGACTAAAAACATGGTAACAAAGCACGTTAAAAAGTATTGTGAATTTTATGGATTAGACTACGATAGTCAGTTAAGTAACGGAGTTAAAAAATTTATAATTAAAAACAGAACGATATGATACCAACACTAGGAAATGCAGACCGAGTATCTACAGGATTAGGAATGCAAACGATTAAGAGTTTAGTAGATAAGGATGCTACTTATAAATTACTAAATAGAACGGAGCAAGACGATGACTTGTTGTTACGGGTGGAAACTCAAAAAGCCGAATACGAACTAAGGCAAATTATTAACAGAACTGAGAAAGCACTTATTAAGGAACAATCACAAGACTTGCCTAATCAAGTTCGTATTGATTCAGTACACAAGACGTACAACTCACTTCTGTTCATTTGGCGTAGAATGATGAAGCAAGGTGCAAGGATTGAAGAGTTAGAATTAGAGGTTAAACGATTAAAAGAGAGGGGATGAACAAAGAACAATTAATACCAGCTTGTGAGCAAGAAAAAGTACCCAAAGATTTTAATTGGGTAATTGCAACAGTTGAAAGTCAATCAGGTTTTACTATGAATGATATTCCAAGACAAGTAATAAAGTTTCAAGCTATTAATGATGATTTTACATTAACTAATCATTTTAGAATTTCTTTTTTAAGCGATAAAACACTTAGAGAAAATAGAAGTTTAATTGATAATTGGAGTAAAAGAATATATACAAGTAGTGAAATTCAATTCTTAGAAGATTACAAATGAAAAAGAATAAAGACACAATTACTGATTCAATCATAACTATAATAATTATGATTATTTTTGCTATTCCATTTTTAATATTTGGGGCGAACTTTATAACCTTAGTTAGTTTAACAGTTTCTTTAGGTTGCTTTGTTCTTTTGCCATGGATAATACTCACTGACCTATGACCAAGCAAAACAAACAACGCCTACTAGACTTCCACTACAAGATGATGTCAGTCAAGTACCCATCATTCCCACCTCACGCTATACCAAGCAAGACATGGAGTGATACGAGTGCAAACGGATTGACTAAGTGTGTGATTGATTTAATCAACTACGAAGGTTACCAAGCTGAACGGATATCTACACAAGGAACGTATGTAGAGGGTGCAAAGATTAAAGTAGGTGAGAATGAGCGCCAGTTGAAAGGTAAGTACATTCCAACACAAGGAACTAAAGGGAGTGCCGATATAAGTGCAACGATTAGAGGAAGGTCGGTTAAGATTGAGATTAAACAAAAGGATAAACAAAGCGAGGTGCAGAAACAATATCAGGAATCAATTGAGCGTGCTGGAGGGATTTATATTATAGTTCGGAGCTTCGATGAGTTTGTTGAGTGGTTTGATGAGTTCACCGCCCATCATTAATTTAAACCGTTCGTCACATAACTGATTAATTTATAGAATAATATACATATATTTGGCTTGTTAATTAATTAAAATACTGGACTTATGGCTGACATAACAAAATGCAAAGGCGAGGGTTGCCCACTAAAAGAAAGTTGTTACCGATTCACAGTTGAGGCAAGTGAGCGACAAAGCTACTTCTTCACACCACCATTTGATGGTAAGACTTGTGAGATGTATTGGGGTAAGCAATCGGAATCTATTTACAATCAACTAAAAAATATAACGAATGAAAATAACAATTGAATACGATGAAGAAGAAGATGCTAAGTTAGCAATGGAGGCATTTGATTGGAGGCACACAGTTTTACAAATTGATGCATTATTAAGGGAAGTTACTAAAAGGGATGTTTACCAAAATAGAACGCCATCATCAGAAGAATATGAAATGGCTCAATACCTTAGAGAACAAATAAGAGAATTTGCAAACGATAACAATTTAACGATATGAAGCTTTACGGATTTAACGGTACACAAACAGCATTCGAGATTAGATTAGAAGATGATATCGAAGTAACATACTGCGACTTTACGCTGCGACCTGACTATATTAAGATTCATTCAATTGAGTTCGTACATGATGAGGATGCTGACCTAGTTAACCTAGAGATACTAGCTAAGACGATGTACGAGTATATTGATTGGAATGAAATGCAACAAGACGCATTCGATACTTATCAGCAAGCGTGTGAGGATAATATGAGAGAGTTATGACAGCACAACTTAGAGCGCAAGAAATGGTCGACAATCATGGAATTGTTGAAGCTATGATTAAATGCAAGAAGATTTTAGCGGTGATCCATGAGAATGTAGAGTTAGATTTAACAGAAGCAAATTCAAATCTTTTGAACTATTGGGTTGATGTTATGAATTTTTTACTTACATTAGTTGCGTGAATAAAGAAGAGATTGACCTATATTTTCAAACGAACTGGAACGAAATCCAATCCGTAGTGAAAGTCAACTCTTCTAAATGCGCTACTATAAACGTGTCAGATATCACCACAGAAATATATTTAACGTGCATAAACAGAGCCGCTAAGATTCCAAATGAAAGGAGTTTAGGCGGCTTTATTCGTATGGTATCGTCTAACACTTACAAGTGGAATAATTCAGAATTTAACATTAATAATAAGATTCTCGCAAACGAACTGCTAATTAATGACATATATATGGAGGATGATGAAGTAAATGACAGCCATTATCAAAATAGGTTATACGCCATTGAGATGTACCGTTTGAACGCTGAGCCACATGAACTTAGATTCTTGGATATTTATTTAGTCAAGAAGATAACAACAGTTAGAGGATTGGTAAAGCATCTGAATATAAGTCATCATGGAGCTTACACAATAATTAAGGATTTTAAACGTAAATTGAAAGAATATGAAAGGCAAGCAGAAATTAGTTAAGGGAGTAGAAGTCACTCCAAAGGTAGTTGATTTAACAAAACTAAAATTAAAGGAATTAAGAGAGTTATTTCCTGATGTCAAGGCAGTATCGGTTAAGAAATTTTTATCTGAATTAGAACAAGATGTACAAGCTGAAAATTAAACAAGGCGAGAATACCATCATCAGAAAGCGTGGTGGATTCCAAGAAACAATCGTTGGAGGGTATTTCTATACTCAAGAAAAACTAGAAAAGCTGTACAACGATGGTCATAAGAATTTAGTTAGTTATACTAAACCAAAGAAAGATGCACCCGACGAGGATATTCAAGACTCCTGAAGAACTGCTTAAAGTTTGGAATGAGTACAAAGAAGATATTGAAGAACAAGAATGTAAATGGCAGAAAATCCAATACGTTGGTAAGAATGGAGAAAGAGTGTCCGACCCTGTTAAAATACCTTATACTTTAGAAGGTTTAAAGCGTTATTGTTGGGATAAAGAGATAGGAGATATTAGTAATTATTTTGATAATTCAGGAGATTTATACAACGACTTCAAGGTTATCTGTTCACGCATTAAGAACGAAATTCGAGAGCATCAAATAATCGGTGGCATGAATGGATTTTTTAACGCTTCAATTACACAACGTCTAAACGGACTAGCTGATAAGAAAGAATTGGATGTTAAAGGCGAACCACGAATATTTAACTTATGACCGATAGAGAAATGATTGCAGAAGTTAAAGAAGAACTAGAGGTTAGATTTATGCCTACTAGATTGAAGATTGATAAACTAGCTTCTATTCAATCATTATTAACTTTGACCAAGCCAGTATTAAACGGATTTACAGACGAACAAAAATGGGAATCAGTTTGGGATGAGCATGAGATGTTAGCTATAAAAGAAAAGATACTAATTATCATTAGAGATTTATAATGCCATTTGAGGTTACCACATCTTTAAGAAAAATGCTTGATATGAAAGCCCGTAAAAAGGTTATTCAAGGAGCTACATCTAGTGGTAAAACTTACGGTATCATTCCAATCATTTATGATAAATGCCTAGCAACACCACGTTTAAAAGTTACGGTTGTAGCTGAAACACTCCCAGCTGTTAAAGAAGGATGCGTCGATATATTCAAGAATTTCATGATGGACGAAGGAAGGTGGGTGGATGAACAATGGAACGCTACCGAGTTAGTCTATACGTCTCTAAACAAATCAAAGATACAGTTTAAGTCATTCGATTCAGTAGGTAAAGCTAAGGCAGCTGGTAAACGAGATATACTATTTTTAAACGAGGGTAATCACATTCCTTATCCTATTGCAGATGCTTTAATAATTAGATCGCAAGAAGTTTGGATTGACTTCAATGCTGATAGTGAATTTTGGGCGCATACTGAGATACTTCAGCAACCTAACTCGGAGTTTTTAAAACTGACTTACTTAGATAACGAAGCTATACCAAGCCCAACTTTAGAGGACTTACTCTATAAGAAGATGAAAGCCGAACAAGAAGATGCAAGAGGTCAGAGAGGGTATTGGTGGAATTGGTGGCAAGTTTACGGACTTGGTGAGATTGGAAACCTTCAGGGGGTTGTGTTTAATAATTGGCAGCAAGTAGATAAGATTCCTGAGTATGCTAAACTACTAGGTTATGTATTAGATTACGGATATAGAAACGATCCAACTGCATTGGTGGCTATTTACTACGCTGATAACATTTACTACCTAGATGAATTGATTTATCAGACAGGGCTACTTAACCAAGCTATTTCTAATAAGATGATTGAATTAGGAGTTGACCGGTACACAACGATTACGGGAGATAGTGCTGAAATGAAATCCAACGATGAGCTTCAAACATTAGGGTGGAGAATGCAAGACGCTAAAAAGGGAGCTGATTCAATTGTGTATGGTGTTTCAAGAATGCAAGAGCTTGACCTTAGAGTAACGTCACGAAGTTTAAACCTTATCAATGAGTTTAGGAAATACACCTGGGCGACTGATAGGGATGGAAATGCAACGAATAAACCAATAGATAATTACAACCATGCTATTGACGCTGTACGTTATTATTTCCAAACAAATACGTTCAGTCCTGATGCACCTAGATTTTTTGTTTAACAAACGTATTTTTTCTACATATAAAGTATGGCAACTCAGAATGATGTATGGCGAAGAATAGGTACAGCAACTAGAGTGTTTAATACTGAGATTAAGAAAGAGATAATAAGACAGCACGCTGTTGATACTGGTTTAATGAAGAACGTTACTAGAGTTGTTAGAGTGAAATGGGACGTAATGAGTAATGATATACAACTAGAGATTGATGGAAATAGAGCTTTCTACTATATCTACGTTGATGAGGGTTATAGTAGAAAATGGAAGGGTGGTAAAGTTAAACGTGATTTAACCAAAGCATTTATGAAGCGTGAGAAAGTATTAGACCAAATAGAAAAGATAGCAGCTATAACAATGGAATATCAAATAGATCAAATGTTTAGATAAATGGCAATTACAACACTAGCAACACCCCAATTTTTAACACCTTCGTATAATCCGATGTACTTTTATTTTAATAGTACAGTAAGCAATCAATTAGGATTTAGGTATATTATAACGGTAACCAACGATACAACTTCAGAGGTTATCGGAACGTATAAATTGAAGCCAATTCCTAATACTTTGTATGGTGAGATTGATATAGCTAAATTGGTACAAACACAATTGTACAATGATTTTAGGTCGTTTTCAAGTCAGTATATTGCAGATGGTCACCAAGTAAGTTATACTGTTACAGTTGATGAAAGCTATTACGTTTCTTTAGCTTTTACCGATTACGGTTTCGCTGGTGCAGCAACATGGGCTAACTTCTCAAATCCTTCAGTAAATCCAAATGGATTTAGTCGAACAATGTTAGCTCAGGCAACAGCTCCAATCTATTCAGCGGGTGATATTATTCTAGTAACTCAAACACCAAGTGCAAACTTTAGACCTGAGTTAGATGGCATTCATACGGTGTTGGATGTATTCCTTTCGGCTGGTGTTTACTATACTGTTTTAGATTTGGGCTGGATTGGTTCGGGTGGAGCAAGTGCTGGTGTATCATCTTATGCGGATGGTCAAAAAACAACTGTAAGCGGAATCACAACCGATATACAAAAAGCCTATAAGGGAGCGTTTGGATTCCTTACGTTCAAAGACTATGACCATACGCAATATATTTGTGATGGTGTTACAAAGTTATTCTTAACAACTATCACAGATGAGATAAGAATAAGCCGCCAAAAGTCAACTTGGCTTAGTTGTTACCTAGACAATGCAGCAACTCATTATGTAGTGTTTAATATCGCAGGAACGCTTTATAGATATGGTTTAGCGGGAATGGCTGAGAATATTATATTATTCGATGCGCTACCAAGTACAGACACAATCACACAAGTTTTCAGCGGTACATGGGTTGCATTTGCAGGAACGATTGATTTGACGAATGTAACAAGCTATACGGTACAAATCGAAACGAATACGGGTGTTGTTAAGTCAGAAGAGAAAACGATTACTCTATACAATGAATGTGATGAGCATACAACTTACGATGTTTGTTTTCTTGATCGTTTAGGCTCATGGATAACTATACCATTTTACAAAGGTAGTTACATGAATCAAGCTGTACAGCGTGATGATATTAGAAAGAAGTACGGTACATTGAAAGAGGATAGTTGGGTTTATAACGCAACTGATAACGGGGATGAAACCTATCATGTTGAAGAGACGATAAGTTATACAGTTAATACTGGTATATTATCTCAGAATGAATGTCAGTTTATGCGAGAATTACTATCTTCACCTCAGGCATTTGTATCAATTGATGGTGGCGAATTCCAGTCTATTAAGATAACAAGCGCATCAATGCCATTACACTTGAAACGAACAACAAGAGATAGGAAAGTTAACCTAGTATTCACGATGTCAGTACAAGACGAAATTAACGGATAATGACTAGAATACAACTTGAAACGGGCTTTATTGATTTACCAATCGGAACGGATTTCCCTATTGATTTATCATTCGCTGAAATAACTAAAAGCGGTGCGAGAACGGGTGGAGCTTCACGATCACTTGAAGTGGATGGCACGGAAAACAACACTACGATATTAGGCGCACTATTCGATATTGATTTAAGCAACGATACGTTTAACCGTAATAAAAAAACAATAGCATCAGTAATACAGAATGGTGTTGAGGTGTTCGAGGGCTTCATTCAGTTACTAGAAATTATCAGAGTTAATAGAGTTCGTGGAACTAATCACAAGCTAGTAAAGTATAAGATTAACGTATTTGACGAGGTTAGCAATTTCTTCAATGAGATGGGTGATAAGGAGCTTACTGAGTTATCATTCCCTGAGTTAAGCCATGTTTTTAACCGAGCTAATATAATAGCTAGTTGGTCAAATACAAGCGGATATACTTATCCTCAATATGCAAAGAGTGATAACATTTACACGCTGAGAGATTTTAAGCCAGCTATCTACGAATGGGAATACTTTAAAAAGATATTCGCTACAAATGGTTATACGTTTACATTCGATGAATACAACGAAGAGACTATTCAAATGGATAAGCGTATTATTCCGTTCAATGGTAAACAAGGGGATGATACGATAGGAGCTTTCTTAAAGCAGAATTATTCAGTTCGTGGTGAAATGGCTTCGGCTAACTATGTAATTGACAATACAAGCAATCCAACTTATCCTATTGGATGGCTTCCGATGTTGGATTATCTGAGTGCGGCAAGTGTTAACAATTACGCAACAGCTGCTAACTCTAAAATTGACTTATCAACTATATTTGAAGATGCACAAAGTCAATGGTCAACAGTAAATAATGATTTAACCAATTTAAGCGGTCAAGGTCGAAACTTTCAGATACTAACTAACTACGATTATAACATTCAAGTTCGTGCTTTAGGTGGTGCGAGTTGGAATGCTTTTGGAGGTGCTGGAGTTAGTTTAAGAAGATGTGACGTTAAGATTTGTTTAGTAGCTCAGTCAACAACGAATGTAAACAAAGTTGCTTATATTGATGCGGGACAAACAGCAATTTCGTTTGGTAGTGGCACAACGTCTTATGCTGCGGGGTGGCAACCTTTAGCGAGTGGTAACAACGCTTCATTTGCTAACTTGGGTATATTTGATGCTAACGAAAAATTTGATGTTCACGCTTTAATATTTGGAAGATACTTCACATCAACAGGTGTACAAGTTGGTAATACTCCTGAATATACATTGATGAGTTCATTGAGTGTAGACACTTTGTCAGGTGGATTGGTTGAGTTTTTAGATACTTCATCAGGCTTCCCAGTTCGATTGGAATTCGATATTGATATTACTAATCTACAATTTAGAGCAATACCAGATATTACTGAATTAATTAACGGTACGAATGTAGATGTGTCTCAATTCATTCCAAAGAAGATTAAGCAACGTGATCTAATTAGTGCAGTATCAAAAAGCTATAATTTACTATTCACTCCTGATCCTGATAATGAAACGAATATCATTATTAAGACTAGAGACAAATATTATAACGATGGTTTAGAATGGGATTGGACTGAGAAGTTTGATGAGTCGCAACCGAACTCAATAACGTTTCTTAACAACGATGTAAAGCAACGTCAAGAGTACAAGTATAAAGATGATAAGGATGAATTGAACGCAGCTTATCAAGCGGAATTTGTTGAGACTTATGGACAGTCAACATTGATTTTAGATAACGAATATACAGTTGGAACTGATAAAAGAGAGATAATATATTCTCCTACTCCGAGCGTAGGGAGTGGAATAAATATTCCTTTACCTTCAATCAATGGCGTTAATCCTGACTGCAATATTAGAGTTCTATTACATAACGGAGTTGGTACAGTTTCACAGTATCCATTCTACGATGATTTACTTCCTAATCCTTCACTAGTCGCTCAGATAACTGACTACAATCAAACGTCAATGTTTGACAATGATTTGATTCCTAACTTTAGTATCTGTTACGATTCACCTAATATATTATTCCATTCGTTTCAGCAAGGACAAACAACTAACTATTTATACAACTTACACCACCAACAAGAATTAACCACAATCAATGAGGGCAAACGCTTAAATGGTTACTTCAACTTAACTGAAGCGGATTTTCAGAAGCTATCTAAACGCTTAGATTGGAAGATATACATTCAGGATAACGGATGGTTTTTTGTATCAAAGATATACGGTTATAATTCAGGCAAAAGAACTATCACAAAAGTTGATTTGATTACAGCAGACGAAAAGTTACGATTGAAATACAAGCGACCATTTAGACCATTTGGAGGCACAACTGTTTCGTTTAGTGGAGTAGTTAATAAACACTTTAATACGGTGGATAGCGACACGAATATAAGACTAGGGAATGATATTTTAATAAATGGAAAGTATAACCTAGCAATTGGTGAACGTATCAAAATACAAGGTGACGTTAATACTGTTCGGGCTAGTGACGTTCAGATAATGGGTTCAATTAATAACGTTCCTGTTGGACTAAATGGCACAAAGGTAATCGGTGACCAAACAACTCCAACTCGAAGTGGTGTGTATGTAGGTGGTGTTATTAGTGAAGGGCTTGCGTTAAAAAGTGTAACTGCAAATTACACAACAACATTTGAAGATGAATTAATAGCACAAGGTACAGCAGCTACAACAGTAACGCTTTTAGATTCAACTTTTTTTAAGACTAAAGGTGGCAAAAAATATACTGTAAAGAATTATAGTGCTGGGAATATCAGCGTAACAAGCCCAAATCTAATTGATGGAATAGTAACACAAACACTTGTACCAAATGAAAGCATGACTTTTATATCGGATGGTACTAATTGGATAATTATATGAGTTATACGGAATTAAAAACAATTAACGGAGATTCCATTAAAGGGAGTGGTAATCTAGTTGTAACGGGAAGCGGTGTATCGGATGGAGATTACGGAGATATAACCGTTTCATCTTCGGGTACAGTTTGGAACATTGACGCTGCAACAGTTGGTGTGACTGAATTAAGCGCAACGGGTACACCTTCAGCAACAACGTTTTTAAGGGGTGATAATACTTGGGCTGCTCCTGCATCAACAGACCCAGCAGGTTGGACTGTGATTGTCAAGAGTGCGAATCAGGATGTAACGAATAGTGCGACACTAGTGAGTGATACTGATTTACAGTTTTCAGTCGTTACTGGAGGAAGATATATGGTTGAAATGGACCTAGTTATTTCTTCAAATAATACAAGTGCTGATTATAAAAATGGTTTAAATATTTCAGCCGGCACAATGAAAGGAAGTGGTATTTTAATTGGAGTAACTGCAACTTCTCTTGCTCAAGTTTTAGCTTATAATGCTAATTCAGTAGCAAACAGTACTCCATTAATACAAGGAACACAAGTAGCTGATTTAAACTATCTTTTAAGTATCAAAATTATTTTTTCGTTTACTGCATCAACAAATGCTACTTTTAGGTATCAATTTTCTGGAAATACGGCTATTCCTTTAGCAACCGCAAGAACATGGAAAGGCTCAATTTTAAAATATAAAAGAATAGACTAATGGGAATATTACTAAGCAAAGGAATCGACAAGGTAGTTGATGAAGTAACAATCGAAGGTACATCAATCTTCATTAAAGGGACTGAAATAGAACTTGAAAACGTGTATGTGAGAATCGAGTTTAAAGCAAGTCTTAACGGACAAACTTTAACGATTTATCCTAAAGTATTTTTGAACTATTTTGAATATACAGAGGGGAATGAGTTAGCTACAAACGTAAACACAAATGCTTTTGAAGTAAACATTTTAGATACGGAAATACAGTCGATAGATACAGCGTTGGCTTACTCGGTTGAAAAGTTTATTGATTATGGATTTAGTGCTAAAATCGTTTAATTATGGCAGATAACACAATTAAAATAAATGTAGAGGTTGACGATAGACCAGTTAAAAGTCTAAAGGCTGAACTACGGGAAACAATCCAACAACTTCAACAAACCGACTTAGGCTCGGCTCAGTTTGATGCGCTTAATCAAAAAGCCGCTGCACTAAAGGATAGAATGGCTGAAGTGAATGAGCAAGTAGCTGTATTTGCTACGGGATCAAAATACGAACAAGTCAGTAATTCATTAGGTGAAATCGGAGCGGGTTTAAGAGATATGGACTTCGACAGAGTAACTAATGGTGCTAAGTTGTTCGCTCAGACTTCTAAGTCAATCACGTTTAAAGATGCGATAGGCTCGTTAAAACAAATGGGTAGTGCTTTCGTTTCTATTGGTAAGACTATTCTAACTAATCCACTATTCCTTATTGTTGCGGTGGTTGGTGCTATTATAGCAGCTGTGATTGCTTTATTAGATGAGTTAGGAATACTAAAGGTAATATTCAAGGCTGTTGGTGATGCGATTGGATGGGTTATTCAGCAACTAAAAGATTTTTTAGATTGGATTGGATTAACTTCGTATGCAGCTGAAGATGCAGCAGCTAAACAAGCTGAAGCACAAGAAAAGATTGCAAAGAGTCATTCAGATAAAAGAGCAAAGGTAACCGATGCTTACGATCATGAGATTCGATTAGCTCAAATAGCTGGTGAGAATACTGTTGAAATGGAGCGACAAAAACAGTATGCTATCATTGAAACGTCAAGAGAAGAAATTGCAGCTTTACGCCTTAAAATGGAATCGTTAAAAATTGCAGGTACATTGACCAAGGAGAAATCCGATGAGATTCGAGCAGCCATTACAGAGTTAAAGACGGGTATTCGTGAAGCAAGTCAAGAAATACAAGTTATCAATGCAACTGAAGTGGCTGACAATAAAGCAGCAAACGAAAAGAAAGCAGCGGATAATGCATCAGCAGCAAAGGCAGCAGCGGATAGACGTAAGCAAGATAAAGCCGACAGATTGGCAGCTAGTAGAGCTATCCAAGACGCTGAACTTGAATTAATAAAAGATGCACAATTAAAAGAATATGAAGAGAATCGAATAAAATATGAGCGTTTAATTGCTGACACTTTAGCTAATGAAAAATTACTCAAAGGTGAAAAGGATAAGTTAGCATTTGCACTTAAGCAGCAACAGTTAGCAGCTGAGTTAGCATTGGATAAAAAGTATTTAGATGAGAAATTAGCAGCAGAAAAGGAAGCGTCCGATAAGAAAAATGAGTTAGTAGAAACACAAAAACAAGCTGTAATCACAGCAGCTGAAGAACTAGCTAAAAAGAATGAGGAAATAAACGCAGCAGCAGTTAAAGCAGCTGAAGAAGAGGCATTGAAAAAAGCAGCTATTCAGCAGAATTATAGGGATTCAGTAGTCGCATTATCTGAGGGTATATTTGCAATTTCAAACAGTCTAGGTAAGCAAGACGAGAAGTCAAAAGAGGAAAGAGCAAAGAGACAATTCAACATTCAAAAAGCCATGAATTTAGCTATGGCGGTTATTGATGGTCATAAAGCAATTACAGCTTCTTTGGCTCAAGCACCCATTGCAATTGGACCTGTACCAAGTCCAGCGGGTATTGCTTCGTTAACTTTTGCGATTGCAACAACAGCA